CTTTTCAGCGCAGGATCGGGTACAAGAGAAATCTCGGCATCCTTCCTGGTCGGCGATTACGTCGAAGCTGTCGCCCGAGATATCGCAAGCGAAGCACCGGAACCGGTTCTCTTCGGTGCACACGGAAGCCGAGGCATTCCGGTCTTCGTGAAACGGGCACTTCATCTTTCGGAAGCGCGATCCTTCGGGAACGTCCGTCGCTCCGTAGTGCTCTAGCACTTCCTTTATCGGGGGCTTTTCCATCCGCCCTCCCTTACAGGTTCAATGCTAGTTTCAGAGGGGTGACGGAATCAAAGGTTTGCGTCGTATCCAGACCCGTAACCCGCTTCAGTCAGAAGGGCCGTACCGTCCCTCAGAGTGAGGATCATTGCCCATTCGCCTACTCGGGCCGGTCCATATCCGTCCGGCCGGACGACCAGGAACGGCAGGCCGTCACCCGCGTTCGTCGTGGCCTGGCGGAGGAATCCGGGAAGGTCGAGCTGTCGACGGCCCTTCACTTCCGGGGCAAGGTGCGGCATGTTCAGAAGGTCTACGCCCTGTTGCCCTGCACCGGCAGGGGTGACGTAAGGCCAACCACGCTGTTTAAACCAGTCCGCGGCGATTCTCTGAGTCTCGTATCCGCGGTGTTTCCGATGCTGGCTAGCCACGGGCTTCAACCTTCTCGATCTCGCGGTAAACAAGGTCTTCGATCGCGAGAGCGGCCTTCCGGTACTTAGCGACGTTCTCGGCGTCCGCGTACCTTTCAATCGTCTCGTCAACGTCGATGGCCAGGTGAAGGGCCTTCGCCTCTTCGAGGTTCATAGAGAGCGTGATTCGGACAGAGTCCGTGGAGGTAATGTCAGCCACTTAGGCGCATCCTTTCCATGTCAGCGTCTAGATAGAGGATCATCGCGCCGGAAGCGTCAGCCTTTCCGGTGCGGTTCTTCACGACGGAAACGCCCATCTGTCGCGACGAGTCGTCGCCTATCCGGTGAAGCGTCAGGATCATTTCCGGCACACGGCCGATCTGCCCCTTGATCTGAGACAGGGGCACGGGCTGATTACCGTCGTTACTGTCGCCTTTTACGTGGTGTAGGGCGACCACGCATGCGCCCGTTTCACGGGCAAGCTCATGCAGGTACTCACAGACCTTTTCAAGGGCGACGTAAGAGTTACTGTCGCCCTCGGCGTCAGGCTGCACATTGCTCAAGTTGTCGACGATGATCAGCTCAGGCCACATGCCGTAAGTCACGGCGAAAGCCTTCAGCTCCCCTTCGAGGTCGTCTATCGAGAGAGACGCGGTGAAGTCCCACCGGAGATGATCGAAGCCGTCAAGCTGAGCTTCTACGGCCTTCGTGTTGCCCTTATCTAGGGCGTTCTCGATGTCCCGAGTGAGCCACCCGGAAACGTTCGCAGCACACCGGACAAACATCGTCTGAGGGTCCGTGTCGGCCGAGAAGTAGAAGGCCGGAACACGGGAGTGAAGGGCGAGACCCATACTCAGTGCGGACTTACCGACACCGGGGGCCGCGGCGACAATCGTGAACTGTCCTCGGCGGAAGTGAACCGTGTTCGCGGCGAAGGTCTTGAAGATTACGGGCAGGGGTTCGCCGGTCTTTCCAGCGTCGCCCTTAGCTCGAACAATCGTATACAAGGGCGATTCTCCGGTTAGGCCGTGCGAAGGGCCCGAACGCGGATGCGGCCGTCCCAGTCAGGATTACGGGCGATGATGATTCGGGCGTAGTGGGCCCGGAAGTCGTTGTTAATCTTGAATTCGTCGTGACTGGTCGTCTTCAGTCCGCGGTTCCATCGGAGGATTTCGCAGAGAAAGCCGATACCGACCGAGGGCTTACCCGACTCGAACCACGATCGGGCCAGGGCTTCAAGCTCGGCCAGGACGTGAGGGTTGTCGGAGTGAAAGCGACGGAAGCGGGCTTCGATCGAGGGCACGTTTAAACTCCGTTTCAGGGCATAGGAAAAGCGCGTTGGTCGGCCTTCGGCCTGGCAGTCGCGCCCCTGCCAACTTGCTAGAGCGCAAGCACTACTTGATGAACTCCAGAGAGCACGCGTCCGGGGTTCCCTGGGGGGCCGGGCAACCCCAGGCACGCCACGTGCCAGGCTTGTTCTTGTAGGGCTTCTCGATGAATCGCTTCGTGCCATGCGGACACGTCGGAGCGTTCCCGTAGGGGGTCGCGGCCTGGCCGGCAGAACCGCCCTGAGAGCCGTTCTGAGAGCCACCGTCGTACGCCCCGGGGTGAGTTACCGGACGGGCCCCGAGAGCGGCCCCTAGGGCTTCCTCGGCCCGCAGAGCGGTAACGGCACCACCGACCAGAGCGGACACACCCGAGGCCGAGAAGCCGTCAAGGATGTCGGTCAACTCGCCGAGGCTTCCCGCCTTCACGACAACCCACGAAGCGTCATGGCCGCCATGGGCCTTCATGGTCACGCTGATCTCAGGCACTTACGTTCTCCTCATAGGGGTATTGGCTCGCGTCGATTCCGTTGAAGTCGCAGAATCGCCGGACCGTACAGGTACGGCAAGCGTCGCCAGGATTGGGAAGGAAGAGGCCGAGCTTTACGGCCTGGTCCATCTGTCGGAACCATCGGGTGACCTTCTCTCGGGAGAAGTCCTGAAGGTTCCACGGGTCGGTAGGGGCGTTGTTCTTCGCCATGAAGAAATCGCCGAAGCCAGGCTTGACGCCGAAGAGGTCGTCTAGGGCGTGGTCGTAGATACCGAGCTGAAAGGCCGTAGCGGGAAGCTTCGTACCGGTCTTCAGGTCTCGGACCCGTAGATGTCCGTCCGGGTATTCCACAACCTGATCAATGAAGCCCTTTACGGTCACGCCTCCGAGCTGAAGACTGAACGGAAGCTCGATAGCGGGCATTCCGTCGACCGGTTCCCAAATCTTCTCGGGGGCTTCTATGGCGTATTCGAAGTACGCTTCTACCTGATCTCGACCGCGCTTACGGCGGTTCTTAATGTCCGTCTCGGGCTTCGTCATGCCCCCGGTGAGCCATCGAGAAATGTCAGGCTCGACGGCCAGGGCCGCGGCATAGTCGCGTTCCCAAGCCTCTTCGAACCACTCTCCGAGCTGGTCGGGCCCGTAGGCCCGATGGCTCTTTTCCCACTTCTCGACGGCCTCATGAAAGGCCGTTCCCTGAATGAACCAAGCGGCCTGATTCTGGGGGGCCTTCGCCACCTTTTCGAGTCGGTACGCTTCACCGCACCGCACGAAGGACGAGTATTGAGAGACGGACCGGTGAAGTACCGGTTCCGTCAAGGTCACTCCCCCGCGGTCGACGGGTTACCGCTGGCAAGGTTCGAGATCTCGCCGAGAAGGGCGGCCTGAACGACCGTGTCAGAGAACTTCGGAATGATGCCGTTGGACAGTCGGACGGTCGAGCCGTGAACGGCAAGCTCGACCACCACACGGCCCAGGCCGTTGTCATACACAGGGCGGATGGTGACGGCGCGGCCGTCAACGTCGGTGAAGTCGGCGGTAACGGTCGTGGCGGAGTTGAACCCGTTCATGTCTCTTGGCTCCAATGCTAGTTTCAGGGCAATGAAAAGGGGCGCCTCGGCGGTGGCGCCCCAGGTCGTATGAAGTTGTTGAGCGGTAGGCCTTACTCGAACACCCAATACGCGGTGGTGTATTCGTCCCCGTGACCGCAACCGAGCGTTTCGCTGGTCCAGCCTCTTAGGGGCATGGATCGGACGGGAATCAGTCCCCGCAGGGTTTGAAGGTCTTCCCCGTCCGCGTTTGCGCCACAGAAGGCGACTTCGACTCTCGTGCCGTTCATGTAGCGCACCCTGCATACCGAAACCACTTGAGGTATGTCCCATAGGACATCAACCCCCTGAAGGTCGACCCCTGCGTTATTGAGGTCTAGCCCCGTAGAGCTGTCTATCAGCATGATCTCTTCCTCGCGCCCGTTCCGCACACACGACCTTCACCACCCTCACAGCTCCTTCCTAACTGTGAACGAGGTAAGGAAACTGTAACTGGAAACATGCACGGCACATACCAGTTCAAGGGCCATCTAGTTGAAACTTTGCCATCTGTTCACGTCTAAACTGGAACGAACATCGGTCGGCATTGTCGACCCTTTGCCTAAGCGGCAAGTCCGGTCAAGCGGCGGAGCCGATCGGCAAGCGTCATGCGGGGAATCCCCAGCTCACGGGCCATGGCAGAGATCGAAAGACCCTCACCATGCATCCGAAGAATGCGAGCATTGTTCAACTCTTCGAGCATGATCACTCGGAAGTGTCGAGCGTCCCGACGCTCGTCAGGGGTCATGCCACCCCATACACCAAACTCCTCATTCTCACCCAACTCGGCACACTCGGTGCGAGCCGGACAAGCGTTGCAATCAGCCTTGGCCGAAGCAACCTTCTTCGGGTCTTCACTGAACCACTTGTCGGGGACGGCCGCACAGGGAATCAAGGTGCCTCGCAATGCTGGGAATTTATTCTTTCCTGCCTCGGCCGTACGTCCCCGGGTCTCTCGCCGGTTCCTCCGTACCCCCTTGGCATATGCCCATCTTGGCACGGACCCCCTGACGGATTCAATGCTAGGTTCCGCACACCAAAAAGGGCCGCCCCTGGTCGACAGGACGGCCCGCTTACTCCGGATTGTTTAAACGGTGCGAGGCTCAGACACCTTCTTCACCTTCGAGGTGTAGTCGACATCCTCGGGGGAGCAACGAATCACGTTGTCACCGTCCTCGGGTCGGCGCTTCGAGTAGTAGAAGCCACCGGTAACAGGAGAAGCGGGGTTCGGCGGCATCTCGCGGTCATAGCACACGACTACGTCAGCTTCTTTGATCTCAATCAGCCACTTGTCGACCTGACGAGACTTCGCCTCGGGAATCACGTCTCCCTGATCTCGTCGGCTCAGGTAGCGAAGAAGGACGGCCGGGCGTGCGTGAGAGTGGTCCTTCTTCACCTTCCATGGCAGGTACCGCGAATGGTCGGGGCGAGTCTGGACGCCACCAGCGTCCCGAAGTCGCCAGTAAACGGCCCCTCCAGTGGTGCCGTACTCCTCGGCGATCTCGGCATACGTCATGCCTTGTTCGCGCATCTTGAGTAGGACGTTGTTATCGGGCAGTTTT